ACGATCTTTATCACCAATATATTTAGCTTGGGCTTTTAGTTTATGTTTTAGTACCTCAAAGATAAAATGATCGTCCCAATGTCTATCTTTCCAGATGATTGGAAACCAATACCATATATTTTTTACTCCTTGTTTAAAATACTTGTGGTAATACTGTCCATCATTATACCACCACATCCAAATTCTTTCAAAGAAGTTTGGTTTAGGTCTGTTTTCTAATTCTTTGAAAAAATCTTCCATTATTGTTTATTTTTAAATTGTTCAAACCATTCTGTAATATTCCAAACTTTTTTAATCTCAGCACTAAATTCTACAAGAATATTTATAACTTCTTCCTCACTATACTTATTCCTATCTTGTTGCCATTTAGCACCTTGAACAAAAGCATATTGTTGTACTAATCCTAAGTCACAGTATGTAGAATCTTCTCCTTCTTTTGGATATAATCTTTCAGCAGCTTCTTCAAGTGTTTCTTGTTTCATAATTTCTCAAGTTTAAATTTACTTTTTAATTCTTCAAATACTTTTTCAGCATCTAAAAACATATCACCACTTTTAGTTGGTTGAAATTTCCAAGCAAGGATTCCAAATAACTCATCCCATACTTTAAAATCTGTATCATTATCAACTTCCTCACAACTTGGATTTTGGACAAACCATTCTAAAAACTCATCATCAATAGCTTGTACACCATCTTTGATTAAGTCTTGGTCTGTTGTTAGGATTATTTTTTTAGCTCCATTATACTTTATATTAGCTTTGCATGCTGCTTCTAACATACGTAGAACAGATTCATTAACTCCAAATATAAACCAATCTCTTTCTTTAATTTCTTCATCATTAGTGATGTAGATGTTTATTTTAGTAGTAGTTTTTCCATATTCTTTACCATCATTTTTGGTAAAAATATGAATATCTCCATATTTGTCTTTGACTAAATCTCCAACATTTTTTATTGGTTTATCTGTTGGTAATATGTGTATGTTTTTCATAATTTTATTATTCTACAATTAATTTTTCCGTTTGAGTACCATTGTCAGAAAGTATTTTTACCAAATAATTACCCATGGCAAGACCAGAAACATTTATGTTATCAATAACTTTATCTTTTTCAATTATTTTTCTTCCTAAATAATCAAATATTTCTACTTTGAAAAGCGAACTATCATCAGATTTAAAATATAAAATATCGGTCTGAATAGGGTTTGGATAAACAGTTATTTTGTTTCGATTAAACGTTGAAGAACCAAGTAGTGAACACTGAGGTAAGTCGTTTGTGTAATTTAATGCAATGTTTGCATGATATAATGACCAGGCATCGTAAGGTGTTTGAGCGTTTTGTGCTAAATCTACGTTGTCGACCTTTATACATACACTTCCTACAATATCTTCGGGAAGATAACCTGTACAGAAACAACCCACGTTGATAAGCATATTGGCATTATTATTATTGTTGTTTAAGTTAATTTTTTGAACACCTGAAGCATAAATTGTATGAATATTTGGATTTTGGCTAAGGTCTAATTCAGTAATACTATTCATAGGCAATACATCTCCCCAATCGCTAATTTTAATGTATTCTAAATTTGAATTATTTGAAACATCAATAGAAGTAAGCATATTATCTACCACATTAAGGTGCTTTAGATTTACCAGATTACTGAAATTGAAATTATTAACCATAGTTGTGTTGATAATGAGTTTTTCAAGATTTACAAAAGCTTCTATACCTGTTAAATCGTGAATCATTCCCGCATAAATATCAGTTGCTGGATAAGGGTAATTTGTTAAAGAACTCGGAATAATAATTAATTCTGTAACCAACAATGCATCGCTGGTTAAGATATGACCATTTAAAGTTAAATCTGAATCAATGCCCAAATCTAGCAATGCTTGTTCAAAGCGATAATCTGGAATATCAGTTATTAGCTGTGCCATTGATTTACCGCTGGCGAATAAGACCAAGAAAATAAAAATTATTTTTTTCATAAAATTACTTATTATTAAAAAAATCGTCACCATTTGGTATATCAATTGATAATGGTCTTATTATAATCTCTCTCTCTAGTAGATATTCTAAACAGTTGCCTAATGAATTTACACCTTCAATTTTCCATCCTTCAGAAAGAAGTTTATTAATGTTTTTTAATCCGTTGTCACCATCTGTGCCAACTTCTGTCCTTGCAATTATTTGTTCTGTTGTCATAATCTTATTTTTTTTTAATTTGTTAATTTTAGTAACCATATCACTAAAATAATTTATTCTAGTTTCTATTTCACTATCAGTTGCTCGTGGTTTAAAATTTAATCCATGTTGTTCATAGTGTAATCTAATATCACAAGCACCATATGCTTCTTCAATCATAAATTGCTTAACAAGTTCTTTAAACTCATTTGTTTTAACCATTTCTTCTTTACTCATCATCTTATTTGTTTTTAAATTGTTCAATTAAACCACCTATTTCTTCTCTAAATGCAGTGTAACAATTAGCATCATCTTTTTCTGATTTTTCAAACCCTTTATAAAAACAAGATTTTCCAAACGCTAATACTTCTTCCTCAATATAACCTTGTTGTTGCTTTTCTAATTGAGATTCAATATCTTCTAAATCTGTTATTCTATCTGCAAATTCCGAGTTTATTTGGTTATCAGGATGTGCCATAAGGCAAAGTTTTATTGATTTAATTTTTTTTAAAAAATCTACTGCTGTTTTTTTCATCTTATTTGTTTTTAAATGTTTCGTTGTAGTAATATTCGCCGTCTAACATACTTGTAGATTTTGCTTCTCCATAAAACGCATCAATTATCTGTTGCTTTTCCATTTCTTTGGCTTGACGCATTGCATCTTTGTATTTTTTTCTGTGTTCTTCTGAATCAAAAGATAATATTCTTAAAAACATTAATTCCAAAAATTCTACTGCTGTTTTTTTCATCTTATTTCTTTTTAAATTACACCTCTTTGAACTAAATCTAAAACGGTAATTCCAATTATTCCACCTAATAAAAATCCCAATAAAAACGCATTAATTTGTTTTTCGTATTTTTCCATAATTTTATTACTTTTTAAATTTTCATTAATTTATTCTTTGTTTTGAAAAAAATCATCACTATTTGGTATATCAAGTAATAATAGTGCTGTTACAATTTCTCTCTCTAATACATATTCTAAACAGTTTCCTATTCGATTTACAGATTCAATTTTATATCCTTCAGAAAGAAGTTTATTTATACCTTTTAAGCCATTGTCACCATCTGTACCAACTTCTGTTCTTACAATTGTTTGTTGTGTTCTCATAATATTTGTAGCACTTATCCTTGCAATCGGGGTTTATTTGTTTTTAAATTTTAAACTAAATTTTTTTGCATCAGGATATTTTTCCTTATACATTTTTCTTACTCTAATTTTAATGAGATTTTGTATTTGTTTATCATTCATCCATAAGTACTTCTTTTCTGTTCTTGTATCACAAATTATAATTACTTCTTCGTGTAAAAGAAATGGATGACCATTTTGCCACTCATAAAACCATTTTTTAAATTTTTCTAACATAATCTTATTTATTTTTAAGTTCTTTTAAATATTCCAACACACCTTCATATATTTTGGTAAAGTCCCTATTATATTTCAACTCTACGCTATGTAAAGCATTCATTATTTCTTCCTCACTATAACCTTGTTGTTCCTTTTCAATTTCTTTGGCTTGGTTTAAAATTTCAGTTCTGTCTAAATAAATAAATTGTTTAGTTTTCATTTGTTCAATTAACCATTCTACTGCTGTTTGTTTCATCTTATTTCTTTTTTAAATTTCTAATACCTAAATATACGAACTTTATTTTAAGTAGCCAACTTTTTTTATAAGTTTTTTTGTTTAATAACTGTTTTTATTAAATCTGAGTATGCTGTTGCTCCTGCTCTTGCATATACTTTATCTAAGTATTTGAAATACTGATCTTTTGTTAAATCATTTAGATATAATGCTTCATAAATTAATCTATCCTTAATACAATCTTTCCATGTCCTGTAAGTTGCATGTCCTAAATTATCTCCTGTTGCTACAGTGAATCTAGTATTTGGCAATCTCATTCCTAAAGCATTATTATTTTCTTTCCATACTGGAGAGGAAAAGTGTTGGCTTTCAATTAATGCTTGAGCTTTAATTATATCTGGGAAATTAAAATTGCTGTTATCTACTTCTTCAAAGAATTTTTGTTTAGTAAATGATTCATTTGTTATTAAATTAATAACTGCTTCAGATTTTACTAATCTTATTTTTTCATTTTGAATGTATTGCATTGAACTAAAAATACCAATTGCTAAACATATTCCCAATGTCATTCCAATATACTTTAGAAGATACATTGGTTTGTTTATTTTATTATAAACTAAATTTATTTGATCAAATTTGAATAATTCCATAACCTTTATTTTTGTTTTAAATTAAATACTCTATCTAATAGTGCTCCAAGATATATTAATAATAGGAATATTGGTGGTCCAAATATTATTATTGCTAAAGTATACTTTGTGTCAATTCCTGTAATAGGTGTTCCTGATATTACTGTTGCAATTAGGTCAATAATGTTTATTATTAGTCCTATGACTAATCCTCCTAAAAATCCTATGGCTGTTATAATTGTTGCTATTCTTTCTAACATACTTTTATTTTATACTTAAATATACGAAAAAAAGCTTGCCTAAGCAAGCCTTTTATTAATTATTTTTAATGTGAATCTCCTACATCATTCTTTTCTCCGTAGATTAAATAGTCGGGATTTATCACCTTTGCTACTTTCTTTCTATCACCTGAGATATGTTTGATTACAATTCCTTCATGTGGTACTTTTGTTCCTTCAATGAAGTTGTTGAATACAAAACTGTCTTGTATTTCTTGGTTCCAAGGTCCTGCATAAAGCGTCTCTACGTGAGGTAATCCTAGCATTAAAACCATGCTACTGTAAGCTGAATCTACTGGTTGGTATTCTCCATTTACTTTAACATCGAATCCTACAAATTGAATTTCTTCTAAACCGTAAGTATAATTTTTTTGGATTCCTGCTCCATAAATTTCTCCATAAACAATTACTCCTTCACCAATGTACTTGGCTCCATACATTTTAACCATGGTCCAAAGTTTTTCTTTAATTTTATATTCCTCAGCAATTGTTCTCCAAACATCAGTTGAATAAAATCCTTGTGAGTCACTTCCTTTTTCACAGTTATGTGATCCATAAATGTATTCATAGTCAATCCACTCATCAGCAATTCTAAAGAATTTTTTTACTCTATCCCAGAATCCTAGTTTTGATTTTTTAACTATTCCGTATCGTGCGTTAGTTCCATGAATCTTTCTAGTGATTTGAACTTGATCTTGTTCAGTAAACATTCCATCAACGTTTTTAAGGTTTGGGAATTTGTAGTAGATATGAAAGTTTTGATTGTCTCTCCATTTAATCTTTCTACCTGAAGCAAGTTGAATTTGTTTAACTGGTGGTTCGTATTTTGTGATACCAAGTTTTTCCATCATATCATCTCCTTCCTTGTACATGTCTCCATATCCTGGAATGTACTTGGTTGGAATGATTAAACATTCAGAATATACTCCTCTTAATTTTACAGTTCTTACTCTTTGTCCTTTTCTTAGGTAAGAAGTAACTCCCATCTTTTCAGAGAATGGTTCTGGAATTACTGCATCTGTAGTTGCAATAACAGTTAAGTCACCTTCTTTAAATTCACCTTTTTTTGTAATTGCATTCCATCCACCTGCGATTACAAGTTCGATGTTATCTGCACCTTCGATTGGTTTTACTTCGTTTATTTTTGCTATAAAGCAAACACTATTTTGATTTTCCATCTGTTATTTCTCTAATAATTGTTGTTCTAATTGGATATGAAGCTACTATATAATTAGTTTGGCCAAAATCTCCTCCCCAGAATGTATAAGCATTTTCTGATATTGTGCATTCTCTACATTCAATAGTATTTTCTTGGCAACCGTGCCCAGGCATATAAAATTCTATGCTAAATTTTCTTTGATTTTCCATTTCTTATAATTTTACTTGAAATCTATTTTTCATTTCGATTAATTTTTCTTCTGGTACTCCATGTTCATTTACTCCTCCATGTCTATTTTCTACAATCAAAGAATAAACTCTGTATCCGTATTTTTGTGCTAGATCATAGTATGGTTGCATTTCCCATTCCTGAGTAAATGTGTTTGCTACTACTACTCTGTGATCATACTTCATCAAAAATTCAACTTCTTGTTGACACCATTGATGAGCCTCTTTTAGTTGGGAAGGTTTAAAATTGTAGTTCCCTAATCTATCAACAAAGTACATATCTGCTTCTTTGTGACAATAATCCTTATCACCAACTAACATTTTTGCTAGTGTTGATTTTCCTGATCCAGGTAATCCTCTTAATAAAAATAACTCTTTCATATTAAATTCTTTTTTAACATCATATTACTATGATCTCCATGTTTACTTAAAAATTCTAGACTAAAACATTTAGGTTCTGGTATTAAATCCAACCTTGATGCTGCTCTTGAGGTATAACCTCTCTGTGTTGTAGTTTCAAACTCTTCAGTATTGTAAAACTTATACCATTGAGGTTCTTTTCCATTTGCCGGCATGTATGAGAATATTATGTTCATATTAAATTCGTTTCTCGTGATGATCCTTTGGCAAGGCTAATTTTTTAATTGGTTGTTTATTCATTAACGATAATATTTCGTTCAATGATAAAGGCTCTAAACCATTTCCATCTACTCCAACATCCATTGCTTTACCATCTGCTAATCTTAAATGGGGTGGTAAATGAACGTGACCATGTAAGTGAATTACTCCTTGGTTCATATCATGCCACGAAGCAATTGGATAATGCATACAAACGAAAATAAACTTTTCAGTTGTTGATTTGTTAATTGGTCTTCTTACTTCTAATCTCAAGTAGTTTTGTACTGAAGAGAATAGTGATTGAATTCCTTCTTTGTTTCTTTCAATGTGGTGATCGTGATTCCCAAGTACCAAGTGAATGTTTTTACAAAGTATTCTATCTCTAAATTCTTGTACTTTTTCAAATCCTCCAAATGACCAGTCACCTAAGTGGATTAAGATATCATCTTCACCAACCATACAGTTAATGTTATTAGCTAAAGTAGCATTCATATGATCAAGTGTACTGAAGTCTCTTGTCAAGTTTGAAGAACTTTCCCACTTTGTTGTTGCTGAACAAATGTTTGAGTGAGCGTAATGTGTATCGGACGTAAAGAATAGTCTTTGTCCTTTTTGTAATTCTATTTTCATAACTTATTTCTTATACTTAAATATACGAAAAAAAGCTTGCCTAAGCAAGCCTTTTGTTAATTATTTTTAAAAAAATATGTTGCTGGGATGTAAAGCATATAGACTAAGTCAAATGCAAAATCAAAATCAAAAACCTTCCACTACCACAAGGGCAAGGACAAAAACTAAGTCTTAGAGTCGCTAGCCACTTTTATTCTCCCACGGGAGTAACATGTCTA